AGGCAAAGAACACCCGCGCCAGGTTGTCAAGGAAATCATGTCGAGGTGCAACCTTGACGCGCACCTTGGCGGCTCGCGCATAGCTTCCGGCCCTGGCCTGTTCGCTGCCATGATTAAAAACCCGGTCAAGATATTTTTACTGGACGAGTTTGGCATGACCTTGCAGGCGATCAACTCAAAGAACGCCGCCGGATATCAGCGCGAGATAGCACAGACGCTCATGGAATTGTACTCGTCGGCAAGTTCTGAGATGAAGAGCGCAGAATATGCAAACCAGAAAGAGCGGCCCGTCGAAACGATCAAGAACCCCTGCACGGTGCTCTATGCGACCTCGACGCACGGCCAGTTCTATGATGCGATAACATCAGACCATGCCGCGTCCGGGCAGATTGCGCGGCTCATGATAATAAATACTCCGCCTGAAATACCGGAAGATTCTGACGAGTTTTCAATTCAGCCGGTACCTGAGTCGATAACGGATCAAGTTAAAAAACTGTATGGAGCCATGACGACGAGCTTCGCACAAGCGCTGCCGGGCGACCTCGCCCCGGAGCCGTACACCGTGCCGGCGACCGATGACGTTCAGGTTGCATGGAAGGCTTTGCGCAAGGATATGAAGCGACAAGCCAAGGATGAAGCGGCCGCATCGATCTATTCCCGCGTTGCAGAGAACGCCGTCAAACTCGCGCTTGTGTTCGCATGCTCCATAAATCCAGAGCTTCCGGTGATGGATATGGAAGCGTTTGCCTGGGGCCGCGACCTCGCGCTATGGTCGGCAAACACACTCATGGAGCAGTACAACCGCTATTCATTCGACACGGAAACGGAAAAATACTCGAAGCAAATAGAGGAATTCGTACGCCGGTCTGATGGTGACGGGGTAACCGCGAGCGTCATGGATCAGCGATTGGGCCGCAAGTTCAAGGACTTTGAATGGGAAAGCCACAAGAAACAACTTTTCAAGGCCGGGATACTCGTCACCGTGACTGACTTGAAAAATGACAAGCCTGGAGCCAAGAAAGTTAGAATTATCCATAAAGACCATTTTGACGAGAAAAAGCATGCGATCGTTAGCTAAGGGTTATTTTATGGATAATAACAATCAACGCCATACAGTGCAAAGAATTAAGGCTATTTATTATCAAAATCTTGAGAGGCCCTTATATACACAAAAATATAGGGGCCCTTACACGTATAAAGAGTATTTATAGTATATCTATATATAATGATAATAAATACATATAAGTTTATACGTGGAAAGGAGTTGATTGTTATTTTTTCTCTGATAATGAATAAATGTGATTGAAGAAAGTGTATATTGGGTATTGAATTGATTGAAATCATGGCCTGAAAATGGCCGAAAGGTGGACAAGATGGACAAGATGGATTGCGGGCAGTGTTTGTATTTTGACTTAATCGAGGGCGAAGAGGCCAAGGGCTTTTGTAGGCTCAAGTCTCCTATGTGGCTGAAGGATGGGGCTTTTTGGCCAGTTGTTAGAAGGTCAGTATTTTATAGGTCTAAGCTGAGCCCAGAAAACAATATGAGTGTAAAGGGCGATTGGTGCGGCGAGTTCAAGAAGGTCCCATAATGCGGCACGACGAAAGCCTGATCCAAAGCCAGATCGTCTCCGCCCTCTCCATTGCCGGCGTGTACGTGTTTATGGTGCCGAATGGAGAACTTGGCAAGATCACGCAAGCCGCTGCCGGGAGGGCAAAGGCAATGGGTTTACGTTCAGGTATGGCCGACTTGATTGTAATGGGATCAAGCGGCGTCGCCCACTTCCTGGAAGTCAAGACGGCAACCGGCGTCCTGTCGCCGTC